ACCTGGCGGTAAAATAGTTTTAGTTATGACTAGATGGTCGACAAAAGATCTAACAGGTATGTTGGTCAAGAACCAAGCTGAAGTAAAAGCTGATCAATGGCACGTGGTCGAATTTCCAGCGCTCTTGGACCAAGGACCAGTATGGCCTGAATATTGGAAGCAAGACGAATTAGAAAAAGTAAAAGCAACACTACCCGTTGCTAAATGGAACGCGCAGTGGATGCAACAGCCAACATCTGAAGAAGGAGCTATTCTAAAACGAGAATGGTGGCGTACCTATGAAGGTGATGATATTCCACAACTACATCATGTTATACAATCTTACGACACAGCGTTTCTTAAAAAAGAAACTGCAGATTACTCAGCTATTACAACATGGGGTATATTCTATCCAGATGAAGATAGTGGTGCTAATTTAATATTATTAGATGCTATAAAAGGCAGGTACGAGTTTCCAGAACTTAGAAGACTGGCCCTTGATCAATATAAATATTGGCAGCCTGAAACAGTTATTGTGGAAGCAAAAGCATCAGGTTTACCTCTAACATACGAGTTAAGGAAGATGGATATACCGGTTGTGAATTTTACCCCGTCAAAAGGCAATGACAAGCATGCCCGTGTAAATGCAGTTGCACCTTTATTTGAATCTGGTATGGTATGGGCTCCTGAGCAAAAATTTGCTGAGGAGGTCATTGAAGAGTGCGCGGCATTCCCATATGGCGATCATGATGACCTTGTGGATTCTACGACACAAGCGATTATGCGATTCAGGCAGGGCGGTCTGATCGGTCACCCTGAAGATTACGTAGATGAAAAGGCAGAGAAACCTAAAAGGAAATATTATTGATGAGAAAAAAATTTGGATTAGGCGGTGGAGTATTAACACTTGCAGGAATAGCAAAAAAAGCAGTAACTAAAAAACTAGCAAAGACCGCAGTTGAAAGAAAAGATCAGTTATTAGAACTTATAAAAAAAGGAAGAGCTAAAAAATTATTTGGTAGTGGTAGATTAAAACAAAAAACCATTAGAATAAAAGACCCTGAAACTGGAAAACCAGGTAAACCAATTAAGAGTGAAGAACTTATTATGGATGTTGAAACATATGACAAAGTTTTAAAAATGCCAGATAAAAAAGTTATTAGCAATTTAAAAGCATTTGGTTTTAAGGATAAATAATGTCAGTCGTAAAAGCATTTTTTGGTCTTGGTAAATTACCTAAAGTTGTAAAATTTTTTGAGTTTCAATCTTTTG